CATCCACAAAAACCGCGTCCGGCTGTTCCTCGTGGATCATCATCGAGGCGTGGCCAACCAGCTCCATCAGGTCGAGTTTCGAGCGTTTCCACGTCTTGAGAACGCGCAAGCCCTGGCGCAGCACCATCGTCGATCGGTCTGAGCCGAACTCGGCCGGGTCGATACCAATCACCTTCGCCCCGCGGGCCTCGGCCTTGTTCTTGCGCGCCTTGGCCACAAGCGCCTGATTGATGTAGGACTCGCCGCCGGCCCGGATGAAAGCCAGTTCCGGGCTCGCCGGGTACTCCTGGTTGAACAGGCTGATGTCGCCCTTGAAGTCGGAGCGGATCTTGTTGCGCCGCCAGGCCATCTGGAACTCGTCGAGGTCGTAGGTGGTGGCGTACTGCGCTTCCTCGGTGTCGTAGACGAAGCCTGCCGGCGGCTCGCGGCGGTACTCGGTCTGCAGGAACCACGGCAGAAATACCGGGATGTACTCGGTCAGCCCCGCCTCGGCGTCCTGCCATGCGGTATGGAACGGGTTGCCGACGCCGTTGGCGGTGGACTCAATGAATACCTCCGTCCCCTCCATATCCGGGACAGCCTGGCCGATACCAGCCATGTGCTTTGCTGAGTTTGCCCAAAAGCCGAATTCGCTGGCATGAAACAACTGTGCCGTGTCGCCGCGCCCGGTTTCGCTGGCGCCGGCCGTCAGCACCTTGTATGCGCTCATCAACCGCCCGAATACCAGTTCGTTGGCGTTGTCCTTGCTTGCAGTCGGACGGAGATTGCCGGGGCAGCAGGCGTGATACAGCTTCGCCATGCTGAACAGGTTGGCGGTCGCCTTCGCCTCATGGGTCATGATCACCGCACGCTTGCCGGTCTGCGTGCTGGTCTTGTGGTAGAAGCGGCCTTCTACATAGGTAGAAATTCCCTGCTGCCGGCCCTTGCACACAAGCGCACGGATTTTCCCGACACTGGATAGCTGCGCCTCGACCTTCTCATGCAGTAGCCGTTGCGCGCTGTTGAATGCAAATGGCACCACGCGCCCGCGCTTGTCGCGGATACGCAGCGCGTGAGAGGCGTAATAGGGGAAATCGTCAAGCAGGCGGCGCAGACGGGATTCGGCTTCGGTCATTGAAGCGAATTCTGCCAAGTGGGGTTAGGGAGAGAGGCTCACCCCCGCCGCACGGTGGTTGTGGTATGAAAAAGCCGCCCGAAGGCGGCTGTGTTGGTTGGGCTAGGCCTCAATCACCGGCACTCGCGGGGTCGCGGTGATTTCGATTGGGAGGCGGAAGGTGCGGGAGGTCATCAAACAGAAGCCTCGACCCGCTTCTGAAACTCCGTGATTGTCATCACGTCAAGCAGGCCGCGATCAGACTGCATCTTTAGCTCGTCCAGGTAGTAGTACAGATACGGGCAGGTGCCGAACGAGATGGAATGATGCACGTTGCAGATGACCGCACCATTTGCGATGGCGTTGCGTACTGCTGCTCGTATCACAGCCTCGTTATTAGACCCTTCCGTGCCCATGCCGATGGGTAGGTTAATCCACGGGGCGGGGGATGCACCTTGATCTGTAAAGCCCGCTGTGATAGATGAAACACGGTTGACAACAGAATTAAAAGGGGCAATGCGTACGCCATTTCCGCTAACTGACGCCATTGCGGTCTTGAAGCCAATAGTGTCCGCTGCCTCTTCCGAATACAGGTCATAAGCACCTTGATTCAGGGCATAGTGTTCATACCCGTTGAAGCCGTAAGCGATCATGGCGGCGCGGCCCTGCGTGTATTCGTTCAGGATGGCCGTGCTATCGGCTGCGCTACCCCAATAGCGAACCCCAAAATTGGCTGCTGTTCCGGCCGTAGTCAGGTCAACAATATCTTCCCCGTTTACCGACCCGGCCTCGGTCGTGTGGACGCGGAAAATCGTGCTGGTTGGCGAGTTGTAATCGGATAGCCAGTATTTTGTTGATGTAGCAAGTGGGGCCGGCAGGTCTGTCCCGATGAATTCAACCGGAAAGCCCTGGCGCGTATCACCGGATGACACGGTGAGCACACCATGCTGCGCCGAACAGGTGACAGTATTGAGCGTCGTATCAACAGAAGCCACCCCGCCAATCGCAACCAAGTTGTATCCGAGAGGACCAAGAAGGCGAACGCCAGAATTGGATAATCCAATGGGGTTTGCTTTTGCCTGAAAGCAAATATCCCACCCGTGATCTTGCAGCGATAGAAGCTGTGCCGCCGTGGCAAAACCTGTCTGACCGACAGTATCCGTGAGAATGTAGGCGTTTGCCTTAAATCCGAAAAAGTCCAGAATGTCCTTTGCCGAGTAATTACCCGCCGCGAAAGACACCCCTGACGTGGCAGACCCATCAAACGCAGGACAGCTCACAGCCGTAATCAAGCTGGAGAGATTGTCGTCGAACCGGACCAATCCAACGGCTTTCCCGCGTGGGTTTTGTCGGATTGAACTGAGGTAGACGGATTCAGTAGTAGCGAGAACGGTACGCGCTGTCCTTACAACGTCCCCCTCGCGCCAGCGAAGGGTAACAATGTCGTCCGTGATGAGCCAGCCGCCTACTGCCCTGAAGTCCGCCATTGCAGCGACGTAGTAATGCCATTCTCCGTCTGCTATCACGGCAGCCTGAAGTTCCCCATAGCGTGTCCATGCCGTTTGCGCGAGCATGAGTTTGATCGGTGAGTATCCTTCGCCAGAGGGCCGGATCGGTGCTCTCGCCCAAAACCCTATAGTTTTAACTCCTGCCATCGGAATCGGGGTAGTCGGCGTGACTTCATAAATCGTTTGTCCGGGTGTAGCGGTGCCGTTGATCTTGCAGATATAGCTGCCATATTCAGGATCGGGGCACAATTCGCTGTAATCCGTTATTTGACTCGCGGACGTAACACTGGTCGGGGCGCTGGTGAAAGGCAGCAGAATGTCACCAAGGCCACCGCGCGCAGCATTAGTTTCGCGCAGGTGGCCGCCGCCCCCCGTCAGAATTGCATGACCGCTGTCGTCTACGGGAATTGCTGCGTAATCCACCCCACCCACCGACAAGACGGTGGAGCCGTTGACGGTTTGGGCGCGGACCTGGACCAGATCAGGATCGAGCACGACCTCCCACCCGTCCGCTGTCAGTGTCTTGTCGAGTCCCATGTTCTATTCCTCGTTCACGCCGTTGGCGCGGTTGATCTGGTTGACGATGAAGTCGAGCGGCTTGCGCTGCCCGGCAAAAGTGAATGTCTTCAGCACGGCATCAATGCCGCCTTCGGTGACAGGCTCACGAACGAAGATGCGGGCCAAGTGGTCGAGGATGCGCGCGCCGCGCTTGTCGGTCTCAAACAGGTCTTTGTAGTCCTGCGGGGTCGGCGTGTAGTCGTCCATCACGCCACCATCTTGCCGGCCATCTGCGGCGCGGCCTTGACCATCGCCTCGGTCTGCGCGGCCTTCTCCTGCGCGGCCTGCTGTGCTTCCGCTCGGTCCTTGCGCTTCTTGGCGATCTGGATCGAGGTCGGCACCACCTTGGACGGCACGCCCAGGGCGTCGGCGCGGATATGCTGCGCGGCGTCGAAGTCTACGGTATCGAGCGCGTCCGGGTAGGCTTCGGCAATCGCCACCGTGCCCGCGATGTATTGGTCGATTGCCGTGACTTCCTCCATGCGCTGAGCGCGTGCAAGTGGGGAGACATACTTGACGACGAACGGCTTGCCCTGGATGGATTCGGGGGCGGCACCCAGGATGCCAGCACGATAAGCCAGCCCGAAACAGCGTTCGATAAGCGGCTGCAGATATTCAGCTTGAAGACGGGCATAGATCGGTCCCAGCAGTTGGCGGATCAGTTGAATGCGCGCATGGACTTCGGTCGCGGTCATGGCCGGGCCGTCCTGCGGCTGAAGCTGGTCGGCAAGCATCACCTTGCGAATCTGCGCCTGCAGCCGCTCTTCGCTCATGAAGGCCACGTCGAAATTAGACGACGACCGCAGTTCCTTCATGCTGTCGATACTGGCCGCCGTGATCATCTTGCGCGCGCCGATCTTCACCGTGCGCGGGTTGAGGATGCCATCGTCGACGCCGATCCACATGCCGGCGACCGCCATGTCGAGGTTGGCGAGTTCGAGCACCTTCACGTCCTGCAGGCTGCGCACCGAACCCAAGGCTTTCGAGGCCGGGCCGGTGGCGTAGGACGTGCCGGGGATCAGCATCCAGCGCGGCACCACACAGGGGAACTCGTGATAGCCAGACTCTTTTAGCAGATGCTCGCCGTCAATCTCGAAGTGGCAGGACGCAAACGGCAGGTTCTTCGCCAGCTTGGCACCGACCATGCTCAGCTTGCGCGGGTAGATCGCATGGCACACGCTGATCATCTCGTCGAGGCGCCCGGTCGTGTAGAGCGTCTGCACCTTGGCTGAGCACTTGTCCTGCCCGTACTTGTTGACCACCTGCTCGACGGTCAGCTTGACCTTGCGGAACACGGTGTCGACACGATCACCCGCCTTGGACGACGACACGAAGCATTCGGCAATCGGCCATAGCTCGAAGTGATACCCGCCCTCCTCCGCCTCGTCGATGTAGAGCACGAACCAGCCGGCGACGGCGAGGTCAATCGCGCCCTCGTAGGCATTGGGGTCGAAGTTGGCGCCGTGGATGTTCTGGAATACGGTCTTCGCCGACTGCTCAAGCCAGCGGTCTTCATCAGACTTGGCGGCATCCCCATCATCGTCGCCCTCTGATCCCATCCCCATACCGAACCACAGCGAGTTTGCCGGGGTCGTGCCTGAGACAACGGCCGACGACAGGATGCGCACCGCGTCGGCGAGGGTGTCGTCGAGAATGCGGTTCTTCTTGCTCTGTGTCTCGCTTGAGGTCGTGACGCTGTTGTTCAGGCCGGCGCCGCGCTCGGGATAGCTGGCGTCAAAACACTCGGCCCAGGTCGGCTCATGCGGCTGGCGCGCGCCCTCCATCGAGGACAGGCGGCGCTTAAGTTGCTTAACGTCGGCGGGCATCAGGCGTACTTGCTGAGAGCGGAACGGGTGTCGGCCTGGCCTTGGGCGGCGCGCGACAGCACCGACATGCCGGCGCCATCCTCACCGCTCAGCAGGCCTTTCTGGCCGCGCTGGCGGCGACGGTCGGAGACGATCGCGGCGTTCGCCTTCTGTGCCGCTTCGTCCGCCGCCTTCTGGCGCTCGGCTGCCGGATCGACCGTGGGCTGGGTGGGTGGCTTGCTGCCGCCGCCGCACATGGTCAGGCCTTCTCGGGTTTGATCGGGATCACCCAGCCCTGTTTACTCAGGGTGGCGCGGGTGATTTTCTTTGGGTCGATGTCCGAGGCGTCGGGCAATCCGGCCTTGGTCGGCTCGGGCTTGGCCGCTTTGGCCTTGGTCGGCTCGGGTTCTGCAGTCTCGCCGGGAACTTGGGGGGTCAGGTCTTTCTCAGCCATTGCGGCGCGCTCCGTGGGTTGATCGGGGTCGTTTCTACGGCGGACTTTAGCGGACACGATGGACGGATTCCCGACTTTTGCCGGTGACTTCGCACCACAGCGACACCAGCGCATCGCCCGCTTCGTAGCGTGGTCCGTTGTAGTTCTGCTTCCAGTCCTTGACGGTGGATTTACTCACCCGCGCCACGGTGGCAATGGAGACGACGGTGTAACCCGCACGCAGCAGGTCGAACACGATCTCGGACCAGTCAATCGGGCCGAGTGATGGGCTACGCCGGTTCAGGCAGGCGCTCCAAACGTGTGCGCGCGCGAGGGATCAGGCATTCAGCCTCCTGATCGTGTCCTCCAGCAGATCCAGCTCGGTCTTCTTGTAGACCCGCAGCATGGCCTTGTCGCCGTGGATTCCTTGCGGCCCCTGGTGGCATAAGGGGCAGAGGGGAATCGTCAGCCAGTTCGATGCGCGCTGTGCCATGCCCTGCCCTTCGCGGATGTGGTGGACATGGACGGGGGTGGAGCCGCACAGGCTGCAGGGCAGGCTGGCGATGCGCTCAAGGTGATGGCGTTCGGCCAGGGTTGTCATGCTGCCGCCCTCTCGTCGGACCACTCGACCCCATGCTCGGCGGCAAAGGCGTCGATCAGCGCCAGCAGGTCGGAGAATTCGCCCTTGGTCATCTTGCTGGTCGACTGCCCCAGCGCGACAAAGCCGGTTCCGTCCAGGTTCGGCACGACTTCCAGCTTGCGCAGGCTGGCGCTGAAGACGTTTTTCCAGTCCTCGGGTGACAGCTTGCGGCCGTACCAGTCAACTTGCCGGCTGACATCGCCAAGCATCGCCCACATGGCCGCGTTCTGCTCAAGGTTGCGGGTCGGCTCGGTGATCTTGACGATGAAGCCGTCCGGGGCGGACTGGCAGGCGTCGGCTGCGCGGCGGCGGGCTTCGGGATGGACTAGGCGGAAGTAGCCGATCATGCCGCGCCCTCGTCGCGCTGGTCGCTCACCAGCCGCAAGTCAGCACCGACCGCGCCGGCCTGGGTGAATCCGATCATCGGCTTCTCGCTGCCGAGCTGCATCACCTGTTGCGCCAGCGTCGGATTGCCAATCAGCATCGGCGGCTCGGTCTGGAATCCATGCTGGCGGTTTTGCATACCGGCGATGCCGTTCAGGAACGGCGGGTACTCCGGCGTCTCCGAGCGCGCCCGGAATCCGCGATAGCGGTTCTCGAATTCCTTGGCGACGAACGGCCATTCGTCTTCGGTCTTCTGCCCCATCGCCACCCATCCGCCCATGTCATGCAGGACGCGATGGATCAGCGGGTCGTCGAATGCCACGTCGCGATAAGTCCCGACACGGCGCACCGCCTGGTCGACCTTGGCCCATGCCCGCAGCGCCGAATCCTGCGTCGTGCCGCCCAGCATCTTGGCGATGTCGGCGATCTTGGGCATGAACTGCCCGCTGTCCGGATTGGCAACGTGGCGGTTCAGCGCGTCACGCACGGCGGCAAGGTCGTAGTGCTGCAGCCCCTGCCAGTACATGCCGATCAGGCCGTCGCTGATTTCGCGCCCGTAATACTCGCCGATCGATACCATCAGGCCGGCAAAGTCCGGCTTGTCTTCGTGCCTCATGCGGTTTTCTCCAGTTGGAAGCCTTGCGAATCAAGCCAGCGGTTCGCCGCGCTGGCGCTTTTCTGGCCTACAGCCGTCAGCTTCTGCGTAGTGACGACAGGCGGCTCGTCAAGCCACCGCTGCTGGCCAAGGTAGGTCGACGGGTTGGGGATGAACTGGCCCTGGTTCTTCGTCCACTGTGCGGACTTCGACTGCCAGGCCAATGCGGTCAGGATTGCGTCGAGCGATTCGGCGGGTTTTTTGATCTTCACCCACACCTTGCGCGCAGCCTCCTTGCCGACCTTCTTCGGGTAGGCAGACCAGAACTCGGCGAACTTCGCATCAACCGCGTCAGGGGGTAGGGGGGTTCCCTCTGCTTCTGTTTCTGCTTCTGTTTCTGTATCTGGTGGCGTTTCTGAAACGTTACATTCCCGTTTCTTCTTCTCCCGATGCGCCGCAACCCGCGCCGTACTTGAGTCCGAGACGTATTGCAACTTGTCCCAATTTGTCGGATTGAAGCCTTCACCGATCAGCCCGACCTCTTTCAGCCGGCGCTCGACTTCATCAAGGGCGCGCATATCCAGACCGAGCTTGACGGCCAGTTTCCGGCGCAACATTGCCGGGTCTATTTCCTTGTCGATCAGCCCGGAAGACTTGCAGCAAAGCAGCGCCACGAAGTGCCAGCGATCCTCGAAAGCCAGCAGGCGCAGCGCCTCGTCGTCGATTGCGGCCGAGTACATGCGAAACCATTGATTAGCCATTGGTGCACCCCATTACTCTACGGTATTTATCACGCTCGAAAACACGCTTTTTAAGCGAATTACCGATCTTTTCCTTCTTCGGTTTTGATGGTTGAGGCGTTTTGTACATCCCGGCGTCAATTAACGCAGTGAAGACAACCTCTAGAATGTGCCCACAGTTACCGTCGCCAATGTGCGCGATAATTGAACAATCCTTTGCGAGGGCGGCAGCATGTCGCTTAAGCGCGCGATACGCCTTGCGCTCTGCCTTGATGTCGTCTTCAATGCTCATGCGATCAACTCCATCTGCCCCATCACCGGCAAGCCCACAGGGCGCACAGTGATGCCGCTCACGCGGTCTTTGCGGTTCGGCTTGGCCTCAAGTTCGCCGGTCGCCAGCAGCTCGTTCATGCGGGCGCTCACGGTGGACTTCTCCAGCCCCAGCGCGTGCGCCACCTCGCCGATCGACCAGTCGCCACCACGGACCGCGATAAAGCCCAGGATGCGGGCGCACTGTGCAGACGCCTTGCCGGTGGCGTGGTGGGCGGCGTAGGCGTCGCAGGCGGTAAATTGCTGGTCGATTCGCATCAGTCATCCTCCCGTTTGTTGATCTTGAATAACCCCAGCACCAGCACCACCAGAGCCGACCAGGCCAACAGCGCGCCGGCTATTGCGAGAAAAAGCGTCATGTCAAAATTCCTCCACCTTCCAGCCGCCACCATCGCGCTTGGGTCGCGCCGTGACAGCGATGAACCTGAACGGGTATTGATCTGCGGCGACCTTGATCTTCACGCGGGCGTCGTCAGCCCAAAAGCCTTTGACTTCGTGCAGCTCGACATGGCCGTTTGCCAACATCACGGCAAAGTCCGGGGTGTAGAACGTGTTGTCAGCAAGGCGCAGCTTCACGCCCTCAAACCTGTACCAAACCACTTCCCCCGCGATTTGGCGGGCTTGTAGCGTGGCCTCATAGGCGGCTTCAGACTTGTTACGCTCGCCGGTCTTGAGTCGGCCAAGCGCGTAATGTGCGCAGTTACGCACGCACCGGATTCCGCAGAAATTCCAGCTTCTGCCTGATCCCATCCAGCCGATCGAGCATCTGCGCCGTCGTCAGGTTGTACGGCAAAGCTTCGCGCATCGAGTACACGTCCTCGGCCTTGTCGCGCCAGGATGCGGCAAGATTGGCCGAGCCGTGAAGGACAACGGCAGGGACTTTCTGACACGCGGCCTTCGCCTGGACGAGCAAGTCTTCAGCCTCGCGCCGGTAAGCGGCTTTCCGTTCCTGAATCGCAATGTGTTTTTTGGTGATAGCCATCACTTCCCCTTTCTGGTTTTTGCAAACTCGCGCTCTACGTGTTCGGAAAAATCGCTTCCGTACTTCTCTTTCCAGTGGGCGATACACCTAACCCGGTAGCGCCCTGTTTTTGAGCCGCGTAGGAATGACACGGCCTCGTCAATAGTCGGCCGGCGGCCATTCAATCCTCCACATCCCAAACAAGCTCAGGCGCGACCTGCATCACGCGCTGGTGGGTAGCGGTCAGAAATTCATAGGTCTCTCGACTGACGCACTTGAAGTCAGACGGCACGACCTTGAGTCCCAGGTGAGCCAGCATCAGCAGCGTTTCTTCCAGGCGCTCGTTCTTAACGCGCGAAATAGTCGACTCAGAAATCCCCATAGAAACAGCAACATGCGCGGCCGTTCCAGGCTCTTGCAGCCGCTGCAACGCGAGCTGCGCGCCCTTTCTCGCTCTTTCAGCAGGCGTCGCCGACACTGGAGCCATGATCAAGGAGAGCGAAATGGAACAACTGGAGCTGTTCGTCGAAGAAGGCCCGCAGCATGTGCGCAAGTGGCTGCACGTCTGGACTGAGGCGGAGCGGGCGAATAAAAAAGCCCCGGCGCAGAGCCGAGGCGAGAGCCTGCCGAAGCAGGGGGGAGGAGCTGTGGAGTCTGAAGGCCATCAGGCGGCGTCCAAAGTGAGGGCTGGACGATGAGTCACGCTGCTTCCTTGTCGTTACAGATGCGCTCGAACAAGCGATCAATGGCGTATGCGTTCGATGCGCGTGGGTCTTTGTGCTCGCCGCTCGCGATGCGTGAAATAGTCCCTTGCGGAACGCCCGTTTCTTCGCTGATTGCGGATTGTGTCCAGCCCTTCTCAATCAGCGCTGCGAGTTTTTCGGATGTGTTCATGAATTACACTATACGAACTCGCATAGAGAATGTCAATACGCTTTCGCATTATTCCGCATCGAATAATGGCGGGATGGATTTCAAGGAATGGCTGAAGGAAGAAATGCGGGTCCGCGAGTGGAACCCGAGCCAGCTAGCGGGCGTCTCCAAGGTGCCGCAGCCGACCATATTCCGCATATTGAGCGGCGAGACGAAAGACCCGCGCCAGAACACGGTCAAGAAGCTGGAACGCGCCCTCGGATCAACCTCGCCACCGCTTGCGATCGAGGCCCCGCCTCACCATGACCTGATCGAGGCATGGGAATACCTTCTACCAGGCCAGCAACGGGAAATGCTTGATCGCATCAAGGCCTATGCACAACAGAACCAGGAAGCCGCCGCGCAGTTCCGGCCCAAGGTCGTACGCGTAGTTGACCACCGCAAGCGCCAAGTGGCCTTTGACGGCCCAGATCGGCGCTCAACCGAGAAAGACAACCATGAGCGATAAGCTGATTGCCCTAGATTTCGCGGAATATGACACCATCGAGGCGGCACAAATGTTGCTGAAAATGGCTCAAGAAGGCCATGTGTCAGGCATGGTGTTTGCCGTGCAAATTTCGAACCAGAAACGCCAGCGCAAGGTGATGCTTGGGGCGACAGGCCGGCCAGCCAATGATTTGATCGTGGCCACCGGCCTTTCGGCCATCCTGCACTGCAACCTGACCCAGCAAGCAATGGTAGAGACACACGAATAGGCGCATGGCGGCAGCGCCCCTTGATGCCGCTACAAGGGAGGAATCACAATGAAACGCATCATCGCAGCAGCACTCATCGCCATGACAGCATCCGTCGCCTGGGCGCATTCAGGCGGCACCGACGCCGCAGGATGCCACTACAATCACAAGACCGGCCAGTACCACTGCCACTAACCCGGTAGCAACAACCAGCCCCGCTTCGGCGGGGTTTTTTTTCGTCCTCGAAAATATTTATGCGTTTTCGTATTGACAAGTGTTATGCGCTTTCGTATAGTTCAGTCATCGGGGCAGCACACCGCACCGACCCGGTCAGGCAGCCCTACCGAAAGGCGGCTCCGAAGCTGGATAAGGGCGAATCAGTGACCACAGGATGGCACGGCTACTAGGTAGCTCTTACCGGTGAATTACCGAATGGATTAACCCACAAATCATTGACAGGAGATAGACGTGATTGGAAAACAAGTAATCGTTCGTACCTGCAGCGCCGGGGTGCATTTCGGCACGCTGAAATCGCGTGACGGCAAGGAAGTTGTACTCGCTGATGCCCGTCGCATCTGGTATTGGGAGGGCGCATTCACGCTGTCAGCCGTTGCTAATAGTGGTGTCAACAAAAAATCGAAGCTGAGTGTAACTGTGGACGAGATTCTGCTGACCGAAGCGATTGAAATCATCCATTGCACCGAGGCTGCTGCCGCCAACTTGGCTGCGCTGCCGGCCCATGAGTAAAGACGGCTACGGCTCCGGCGACGGCTCCGGCTCCGGCGACGGCTACGGCTACGGCTCCGGCGACGGCTCCGGCTCCGGCGACGGCTACGGC